AATTTCTTGTGGATGCCATGCGCTTTCCTGAGATGGTTTTTCCAGTGAAACATAATCCAAATAGCGTTTTTCACCCACTTGGCGAACACAAAGATATCCACCATAAGCATCAATCAATTGCTTGTTCAATGTTTCCAGCGTGTTGGCATAGGCACTTTCCTCACATTGTATTTGTTTGTCTGCTTGATAAACATGTGCTTTATCCACCTCGAAATGTTTCTTTGTTTCCATCAACGCATTGTGATTTTGAACGAGTCTCATCAAAAACGCATAAATGCTTCCTTGAAAAGAATATGGTTTCTGCATACTGTCCAATAAATATGCCATTTCACCTTCACATGAAATCTGGGATGTGCCGTAAAAATCAATCGTTTCCGACAACGGCCGTCCTAAGAAAATCAATTCCTCATCTTGATAAATGAGAATCTCAGAACGCATTTTTTGGATTTTGGAGATATGGGGATGTCGATCAGAGATAGAAAACGTAAAGGTTCCGGTCTTATTTAGTTCCAATGTCAATGTGCCATCCAACAAGATGCATGTATTGTCCATCGGATGATGTAAATAAAATTCTTCTTGATCATTTCTTAGTTTTACTGTGTACATTACAATTCACCTGCCAAAAATTCAATACTGACAATTCCATTTCCAATGAATGTAAGATCATAACTTTGATGATATTGAATGATGAAGTCGTAACATTTATTGATTCCTTTTTTCAGCTGATATTGTTTGCCGTTGTATTCCAAAAGGATCGATGAAGAACAATGAAATATAGGAATTTCACTTTCTTCTCCGGCTATGATAGTAACATGTGCAGAATCCTGCACATTGATATATCCATAATCGCGTATAATATCTGTATCAAAACAGAAGGGATCCCATAACCAATCTTCGATTGTAGATGCAAGAGGTTTGCGAAATTGCTGTGCATCTACTTTGATTGTCAAAGACGCATGAAGCGCATCTTCTTTTTTGCTTGACACATTGATCCTTCCTTCATAGTAATAAAATGGATCACTATCCAAGACGATACGATGTTTTTTCCCATGACAGTGATTTAAGATTTCACTGTACAGATCTTTCCATCTTCTCATATCGCAGCGATAGAAAAAAGAGAAGGAAAGAGTACGATTGGCATATCGTACTCCTGTGTGTTCACTTTCGGTGAGATCCAGCAATCCGTTTCGATAAGGTACGCTCACAAAGTTAGACTGAATATCCGGTGCGCCGATGTCCACATCCTGCCATATGAGATTACAGTCTTTTTCCGTATGCTTGTTTCCAATTTGTATACCACTCATTGTGCATACCTCCCTTTCAAAATTGCTGTGTGGTTCATATTGCGATCCACATGTGGTGTGGTCGTCTCTGCCAGTTTTATGCCGTCGACATTGACATCAATAATATTCGGACGATTCAAAATCACATCCGAAAGACCATGAATCAATCGATCATAGTCAATCACAAAACTGCTTGTGGCATTTGCTTTTGCGGCTTCCTTTGTATAACGCAAAGAAAGATCGTGCGGAATGACTTGTGCACCATTGGGTAGATATGTCAATTCACCACGCCCGCCTTCATTCATGACCGCAAAACCGCCATACCAGTGATCCGTGCCATGAAGCAGATAAGGAATGTAGTCAACGTCAACACCCGGAATACAGTTGATCAAATCGATTGCGCCATTGATACCTTTTATGACGATATTGATTACTTTTTTTACATTGGCGACAAGATCATCGAAAGTAGAGCGAATACCATCAAAGATACCGCCAATAAAACCTTTCAAATCTTCCCATGCGCCATTGATGCCATCGAATACATCCGATATGATGCCGCCAATGGTTCCCATAATGTCGCTGATGATGTCAAAAACGACGCCAAATACACCACTTACCACACCAACGATTGTAGAAATTACGCCAATGATGGTTTCAATCACACCACCGATAAATCCAAAAATATTTGTCCATACATTGCAAACGATACCAAAGATGGTCATAAATATATCTGTGACAATTTGAATGATGGGAGTGATGGTATCAATGATCATCGTCACGATACCGATGATAAATTCAATAATCGGTGTGACAATTTCCATAATGCCGGAGATAATGGTAATCGTAATGTCGATAATGGACATAATGATAGGCATCAAAAAATTAAAGACATCAATGAGTCCTTCGATAAAGCCAATCAGCACCGGTAATAGGAAGTCGACTGCTTGCATGATGAATTCCATAATGGTTTGAATGATAGGAGCCAAAAACGTGACCAACTGTGAAATAATGGAGGTGATCACCGGAATCATACCTTGTATATATTCCATGAGATTAGATAACACATCCCCCAGTATTTCTCCAAGTACGGCTGCCAGATCATTGATGAGATTGCGGAAGTCTTCACTTTGTGTGTATAAATAGATAAACGCTGCGGCCAATACCGCAATCAATGCGACAATCATATCAATTGGTGAACTCAGAAAGGTAAAGACGCCGCTCAATGAGGAAAAGCCTTTTACAAATGAACCAACGACAGATAAAACCGGTCCTGCGGATACTGCCAACAAACCAAGCACGGCGACAATTTTCTGAATAAACGGATGCGCTGTACTTAATTTATTAATGAATTTTGAGAATCCTTCAATAATCGGTGTGATGAATGGCAATAACTGCGTACCAAGGGATGTTTTTAAATTATCAACGGCACCTTGAAAACGCTTCATACTGTCAGCGGTTCCTGTCGCTGAATTCGCATAGTCTCCGTGTGCTGATTTTGTCTGTGCCATCACGAAGTTATAGCGAAGCTGCGCTTTTTCCGCTTCACTCATCTCTGCGGTTGTTTTTTGAATGCCTTGTTGTAATGCGAATGCATTTAAACTGGCATCAGTCATGGAAATACCCAATGCGCTTAGTGCACCTGCTTCACCACTGAATACACCTTGTAAGGCAAGCATCGCTTCATCTACACCGATGTTTTTGTAGGAAGCCATATCGCTGGCAAGACCGCTGAGACCTACTGACATTTCCGCAATGGATTGTTGCGGAAGAGAAAGTGAAGAAGCCATTGTGCCAAATGTGTTCGCCATGGAAAGCGCTTCGTTTTTGGATAAACCGAATTGCGATAAAGCAGTATCACTGAACGCTTCTATGGATGCGGCACTACTTCCAAACAGTGTTTCAACACGTTTCATGTTTTGTTCAAACATCGCCGCAGCTTCAATCGAAGAAGCTCCAAATTCTTTTACGGGCTTGGTTGCTTTGGTAATGGTATTTCCAAGCTGATCCATTGTTTCACCGGCTTTTTCTATTTGTGCACTACTTATTTTCGCCATAAATATCACCTCTTTTCTTTTGGATGTTTCCAGCCGTTAGCTTGATAAATTTTTCTAATCCAGTCAGATCCTTCCTGTTGTTCTACAGTTTGTATCGTGGAAAGCTGTTCTTTTGCATTTTCCATGTTTAAGCGCTGTTGTTTCTTTTTACATAACGGAATGAAACGCTTTCCTTTTTTGCGGTAGAAATTTGCCATGGCATTGAGAACCGCATTTCTGATACCGGTGGAATCTTGCACGGTCTTATTTTCATACGCCTTCATGATAAACAGTTTTTCTTTTGGTGTTAATGCATGGTAATCCGCTTTGGAATAGCCAAAATTGACTACGAAAAAAGCGAAGTCTATCACATCTTGATAGTTCTTCGCTGTTTCATCCGGATCACTTGCTTGTTCAAAATATTCAAAGTCTATCAATCGGCTCGGAAGAAAAAAGGACAGTCCCGCTGCATCGCCAACAAGACAATTTGTGTTGCTTTTGCATATCCTTCCTTTTCTAGCAGCTGCTCTGCCAAATCCAATCCTTTTTGAGGTGGTACATAAGCATTGGCATCCTCTTCTTTTAGCGCCATACCCAAAGCAATCTTCAAATCCTGAATGGATAATAGACCGCCTGCTTGTAAAGCAGCGGCAATGGGGCGTTTCATCGCTTGTTCGATGCGTTCCATGCGTCCCAAACTGTATTTCAATTCGTATGTTTTATCTCCCAGTTCGATTGTTAAATTTTCCATAACTGATTACTCCTTGTTATGCTTCCGGCATAGTTTCTGTGTCTGTCGCTTGAAACAGATCGACCAATGCGCCGTTTCCTTCCAAAGAAATACTGTACGTCATGGCATCGTCAAACGGTGCTTCTACATTATAGCTGGTAATGATCGCCAAACCACCAAATAAGGATTTTTTCTGTTTGTTGTCAACGACTTTGATGCATACCGGCTCATTGTTTTCAAACGCATTTCCTAATAACGTATGTGTTTCATCACTTGGCACATATAAACCATCATTATCGATGGACCATTCTTTCATACCTGCGATTTTTGCTTTCCATCCGCCTTTGATGTCTTTGCTGGTGACTTCAATGCTGTCCGCTGATCGGTTGATGGTCAATCCTTTTTGTCCGGATACAGCTAGTAATTTTGTGCCGTCCGCATTGAAAATAGCCAATAGAATATCTTTTCCGGCAATTGCTTTTGCGGCTGTGCCGTTAAAATCGCAGTAGCTTCCTCCATCAAATGCATTTTCTTGTACAATTTCTGTTGTCATAATTGCTTTCATCCTTTCTCATGTTGTTTCGCATATGGTGTATGCATATGCTTGAATTGCATGTCGTGCTTGTGTGTCTTCTGTGTTATTGGATATCAGTCCCAAATGATTTGCATTGATGCAGGTTAGATTTGGAAATGATACATTGTTCATTGCTTGTTCACTGTTATCCAGCCATTCATAGATGTTATCGTCATATTGTGCTGTTGTTATTTGTGGAAATATGGTATGAATGTGGATGGTCACAACCGCAATGTCAAAGGTTTTTGTTGGCTCACACGTTACTTTCGCAATTTCCACGTAGCGATAAGGCTGTGCTTGATCTTGCTTGTCGCTATAACATGTGATTCCGGTCGTTTTTGTGATCGCTGTAATACATGTGTCGATTATGGATTTGAGATATTGCATATGTCCCATATTGTTCACCCTTTCTTTTGATATTGTATCTGGTTTGCCTTCTATTGATTGGCAAGTATTGGTATGGGTTTTTCTTTTGGTTTCTACATGCTTTCTCTTTTGTGTGAAACGCTAACCGTAATCTAAGATATAGATGTATGTCATATCCGTTCCTCCTTACAAGCAGTTTTCTGCCATGCTTAGGGCAATGTTTTATGGAAAGATAGATTGAAATCCTTTGTCATTGTGATATTCTTTGATGGCGATAATTTGGTTGTCTTTTTCATAAACCAAAAAGGATCTGGTTGTAATAAATCTGAGAACGACGCAATATCTTTTTCCTTGTTCCCAGTTTTGCATAGGCACAATATCCTTGATCGTGCCTAGCATGTGTTGCTTGAAATAATCTTTGATTGTCTGTTCCATACATGTCCTCCCATAAAAAAACACCGCTTATAAGACGGTGTTGTTTCGTACGCTTTTTCACGATATCATTATAGCATGTCAAGCAGATACGTTCCCGGTACATTTTAAAGAAAAAGGCGGACGATTTTGATGATTGCACGATCCGCAGCTTTCTGGATTGCTTCTGCGCTTCTGCTTAATTGATGTGCGGCTTGTTCGAGTTGTGAGCATTGTCTTTCAATGATATAAGCGATCACAGCTTCCTGTTGCGTTTGTGATAATACAGAAAGCCACGTGTCTATATTGGCAAGCTGTCGTTCATAAAGCTGTAAACGTTCTTGTAGCTGAATGATCCACATGTCTATATTGGCAAGTTGTTGTTCGTAAAGCTGTAAACGTTCTTGAAACTGAATGATTTCACTTGTTTTTTCTATTTGCCAAGGCGTATGTGTGTTGGAATGCGCAGATACAGAAATGGCTGTACAGCTTTTAAGCGGATCGTTAAGACGTGCTTCATAATCTTCTGTTCGCTCCTGTATCCTCTCATGAAGCTGGCTCCAACATTCTTTATAATAATGATAATTCATGAATTCTGCTTTCACATATTGTTTTTTTAAAGCCTCTATGCCTTTTTTTCTTATGGTGTCTCTTGTTTTCCATGTCTCTTGTTTAGGATTCATCGTCTTGTATCCTTTCTGTTTCATATGGATGAAATAGTTCATTTGCGCTGACGTTTAGAATTTTCATGAGCTTTACGATATCACATGCTTTAATGGAATTGCGGTTATTTAGCATATCGCTGAATTTTTGTTCACGCATACCCATTTGTTTGGCAATGCTTTTTTGTTTTAATCCTTTGCTTTTGATAATGCGCTTGATATTATCGGCAACGACCAAGTTTTTCATGATTTTTATTCCTTTCAACCAAGTTTCTTGTAGCATAAAACAGTATAGTATAAAAATCTTGTTATGTCAATCATAAAGTATATTATTTTTGTTCTTATGGCTTGACATTCTTTGTAAATCGTCTTAATATTACAGTGAAAAATAGAAAGAGGTGTCGATTACACATGTCTCTTGGTAAGAGGTTAAAAGACAGACGCGAGCAATTGCGTATGACTCAAAGTCAGCTTGCGGATCTGTTGGGCATCACAAAAGGTGCCGTAGGGAACTACGAAAATGGTGTCAGTTCTCCAAAAGAGGAAGTATTGTTAAAGATTTTTGATGTATTGAAAGTAGAACCGAATTATTTGTTTCAGGATAGTTTTACGCAACAATCATTTGAGTGCAGCTTACAGGAAATGGATTTAGTGCAAATGTATCGGAAATTGGATGTTTATGGGAAGAAAGCGGTACAGACATCGCTGCAAAATGAATATGAGCGTTATCATGACGATGTGTTTTTTTGTGAATATGAGGATGCTTTATCTTATATCAAAAAAACATGCGCAGAGATTCCGTTTCAGGAAATGGATCAAGATGTATTGATCAAATGGGCGAATAAGTTACGTTTGTTGTGTAATGAGCAGTTGGAAATTGTGAATTAAGAATCAATTTGATGAGAATTGTATACATTCATGTAGACGGTGCTTATTTTTATAAAGAGAAATTTCATAGATAGGAAGAAAGGTATTGTTAATTCATGTTTATTGGTTGCGTTGAAATTTATTATTAAAACGATGGGAAATAGTGTATAATATAGATGGTGATACCATGCGCAACGTATTGATGAATTTTAAACGTACCATATTGATGCTGATTCGATTCACCAATCTAGCAGTTTTGACTGCTATTTTTGCGTATGTTTGGTATACGCATTATTCCCAACCCATCTTGCCGGGTGCGGCGACGGAGTTTTTCAGAAAAGGCCATTGGCTGGTCGTGATTATTTATGCGGTTTTGCTTATGGCATTTACACAGTTAAACGGCGGTTATCGTGTAGGGGATTTTCGCATATCAGAAATGATTTATTCTAATTTTATTTCGATATTTTTTATCAATGTCATCTATTATTTTCTGATTGCGCTGATGTGGCGTGCGTTTCCTCAGTTGGATGTTATGATCTATATGAGTATCATTCAGTTCGTATATGTGTTTTTATGGTGTTATGTATCCAATAAGTTGTATTTTAAATTGTTTAAGGCAAGGCGAGTGATTTTTTTGTATGAAGAAGATCAGCCAAGTCTTGTGTTGGATAAGATGAATCGCCGTTACGACAAATACAATATTACGGAAGTGGTGCGTATTGCTTATGGCGTTCGTTTTTCGGAAGTGATTCGTGGATTTGATGCGGTCGCTTTGGATCGTGTCAATCCTGCATTACGAGAACAATGCATTCGCGAGTGCTATGCGCAAAACAAGCGACTGTATTTAGTGCCTTCTTTCAATGATGTGATTTTGGAAAGCAGTATGATGATCAATCTTTTGGATACACCATTATATTTGATGAAGAATCGTGGATTATCATTTGAACAAGAATTAATTAAGCGTGCCTTTGATTTAGTGATCAGCGTCCCGGTTTTGATTGTTTTATCGCCGATCATGTTGCTTGTGTCATGTATGATAAAGCTAGATGACGGTGGCTCTGTTTTCTATAAACAAGACCGATTGACCATTGGCGGTAAAGTATTTCAAATCTATAAATTTCGAAGTATGCGTGAAGATGCGGAAAAGGATGGAAAAGCGGTGCTGATGCAGAAAAAAGATGACCGTATCACACGTGTTGGAAAGATCATTCGCAAACTTCGCTTGGATGAAATTCCACAACTGATCAATGTTATCAAAGGTGATATGAGTTTGATAGGGCCTAGACCGGAGCGTCCGGAAATTGCGGAAGCGTATTATAAGACAATGCCGGAATTTCGTTTTCGATTAACGGGAAAAGCAGGCATTACCGGTTATGCGCAGGTAATGGGAAAATACAATACAACACCTTATGATAAGCTCGTGTTTGATTTGATGTATTTGGAAAATTATTCATTTTTATTTGATTTGAAAATTTTATTGATGACGGTAAAGACCGTTTTTGATGTGGATGCGACAGAAGGGATCGGCGAAGAAGAGAAAACGTAAAAACAAGGATTGGTGGTGTAGAATGGAAAGTATAAAAAAAATAACAATTTCATTTCTTTTGTTTTTCAGCATCACTGTTTTTATTGGTATATGTTCTTATATAAATCTTAAGACCATAGAAACGTTTACACCGCTATCTATCAAGCAAGTGACATTGAAATTTTATCCTTGCACAAAGCGTCTGCACGATATCGCTACAATCTATCAGAATCCGGATATGTATCCTGAAGAATTGAGGATCTTATTGTCAGGAAATGCGGATACATTTGATTTTGTCTACGCTTATCCAAAGAAAAAAGGGAAACTCTTTTCAGATACGCTTGGTAATATCACGAAAGGAGAATTCCCGTATTTATTGCAATGGGATGAACGATGGGGCTATGCGTCGTATGGCGATAACATGATTGCCATAAACGGCTGCGCGCCTACTACATTGTCAATGGTGATCGCAGGGCTTACGGGGCGATCGGATGTCACACCTTATACAGTTGCCAAATATTCTGAATCAAAAGGTTATTATGCAGCTGGTGTCGGCACAAGCTGGAATCTCTTGGATGATGTGGGATCATTTGGAATCACAAATGTGCCGGTTTTGAATACCTATGAATCTATCAGCGCTTTACTGACTTCTCATCATCCGATTGTTTGTAGTATGCTTCCGGGAGATTTTACAAAAACGGGACATTTCATTCTGCTTTATGGTATGCAGGATGGAGATATCAAAGTCTATGATCCCAATAGCATATCGCGCAGTGAAAAGTTATGGTCGTACGATGCGATCAAAAATCAGATTGCGGAATTATGGTGTTATCAGGAAATTGGTTTCTGATCGGCAGGGAAACGAATGCCTGCTTTTTTTCTAGCTGTTTCATAAACTTCCATCACACTTTTGGAATATTCCAAAAGTGACATGCATGCCTGCATATCATTGGATTCGATGATTTTGACGAAGTCCTTTAATTCATAATATAGAGAAATGTCATTCTGTTTTACGGATGGCAACTGTGTCCCATCACTAGTGGTAATGGAGTAATTGGCGCAGCGGCTTGTTTCTGAATTCAAAGTAATATAGCCTTTTTCTCCTTGAATCTGAGAAATATTGTGTGATTTTGTATCTTTGCATCCAACGCACACAGCTTTAAACGTATCGTATTCTAGAATCAGTATGCCAGAGGTATCAATTCCTCTTTGCATGTTGGGAAAGTATTCTACGTTATAAGGCTTGCCAAACATATTCATCACAAAGTGCAGATTATAGATATTGATATCGGACAAGGCGCCGCCGGAAAATTCCGGATTGAATACGTTTGGTGTTTCACCGTTTAGGAATTTGTCATAACGTGAGGAGTATTGGGAAAAGTTGCATTGTACAGCACGTATGGCTCCCAGTTTTGGTAAGTTCTCTTTCATACTGATGTAATTAGGCATATGAATTGTTACAATGGCTTCAAATAGCATCTTCTTTTTTTTCTGTGCCAGATCGATAAGTGATGAGAGTTGAGCAACTGTGGAAGTGAAGGGTTTTTCACAGATCACATGTTTATTGTGCTGGAGCGCCATTTTTGCGTGTTCATAATGAAGGGAATTAGGGGAAGCAATATAGATACAGTCAATATCGTCATTTTGCATCATTTCTTCTAAGTCTGTGTAGACGTTTTTGATTTGAAAAGCGTCTGCGAGTTTTTTTCCGCTTTCTTCTTTACGGGAATATACCGCTGTCGCATGTAGATTTTCTATTTGTGAGGCAGCTTCTAAAAACCATTCTACAATAAATCCGGTTCCGATTGTCGCAACGTTCATGATGTTGTTCCTCCTGTATGTTATTTACTTATAATATAACATAAAAAAAGCGAATGGGATAGTTCCATTTTTGTCTTTTCTTAAGTTTGTTTGGCATTTATCCAATGGATGATGAATTTCTATTTATAGATGAGCTGTTTTTCATGGATTGTTGTGTTTGAATGTCTTAGGTGTGATATAATGATGAGCAGATAGGATATGGCAGGTGAGTGTTTATGATGCGGACAAATGAACATAAAGTTATGCGTGATCCTATACATGGATATATTCATGTGGATCTTCAAGTTGTTTGGGATTGTATCAATGCGGCGGAAATGCAGCGGCTGAGAAGAATTCATCAGTTGGGTGGAGATTTCCAAATTTATCATACGGCAGAGCATTCCCGTTTTGGACATTCTCTTGGTGTATATGAGATTGTGCGAAGGATGGTGAATGAAGTTGTAGAGCTGCATGCACAGTTGAGTGAATATGAAAAAACACTGGCGATGTTGGCAGGTCTTTTGCATGATATTGGACACGGTCCTTTTTCCCATGCGTTTGAATCCATTGGTATTTGGAAACATGAACGCTATACACTGGAAATCATTTTGCAAGATAGCGAGGTTCATCGTATTTTAAAAAAGGCACATCCTGATTTACCAAAAGATGTCGCAGATGTGATTGCCAATACATATGCGAATCCTTTGATCAACCAGCTGATATCCGGACAATTGGATGCAGATCGTATGGATTATTTACTGCGTGATGCGTATTTTACAGGTACGAGCTATGGTAAATTTGATTTGGAGCGTATTATTCGAACGATGCGCATTGTAAATCAGAAAATTACTGTAAAAGAAAGCGGAATCCATAGTGTAGAAGATTACATTATGGCGCGCTATCATATGTATTGGCAGGTGTATCTTCATCCGGTTGCCAGAAGTTATGAAGGATTATTGACCATGGCTTTTCAGCGTATGAAGGATTTATACCGTATAGGTGATGAAACGCTGTCAAAGCTGGAAATGTTTCATCCGTTCTTAAAAGATGAACCGGCGGATATCGACGCATTGTATCGCTTAGATGAAGCGGCGGCTTTGTATGGGTTTGCGTTAGCGAGTAGGGGTAGTGATCCCATATTGCGTGATTTGACCAGAAGAATATTGCATCGCGATTTATTTGAATATGCAAGTGTACATGATCAAAATGAAGTTGAGCAGATTCGTGAAAAAGTGAAAGCACTGTCTTTGCATCCCGATTACTATGTATTTTGTGATTCGGCGATGCAGCGGCCTTATTCTCCTTACAAGCGGAATGAAGCAGGGCATAATATTTGGATCTGTACCGCACAAAAAGAATTGCGTGAACTTTCTGAAGTCAGCGATATTGTACATGCGGTTTGTCAGGAAAAAATGAAAGAAGATAAAAAAGTTTATTTTCCTAAAGAGGTTTTATAAACGACTGTTGAGAAACTATCGGAGTATAGAGAAAATGATCAATAGGAAGATAAAAATGAAACCGAGGTTTGCCAAATGGTATTTGAGAATTGTATTCTTCATTTGTGAATACAAGGCGGTTTAAAACGACAATGATTACAGATCTGTAGAAAGAAAGCGGTGGTTGATACAAGTCAAACATCATGATATCTTCCTCATGAACGATCTATCGTTATATCCATATAAAAATAGCTAAATGTTTTTTTCAGCTATTTTTATTTTTACGTTTTGAGCGTGTTTCATTTTTTTTCGTTGTTTCACTTAATAACGTCTGTCGCTCTTTTTTTGGATTCAATGATAGCTTTAAGAAGATACTGAACACATTCTGCGGATATTCTGTGTCAATGGAACCTTGATATTTATCAACAACTGCTTTCACTGTTTTTAAACCGACACCACCGAATTTCTTTCTGGATTTTAATTGATTGTTGACTTTATTGATGAATCCGTCAAAAGCGTTATCAATAATAATCATAAGATACCCATTTTGAATTTTGCAGTCCACATTGATAAAACGCTCTTTTACATTTTTAACAAAACGGCATGCTTCAATGGCGTTTTCCATACAATGTCCAAAGAGAATACAAAGATCTAAATCTGATATTGGCAAAGCACCAGGCAAATTGATATGTGTTTCCAAGTAAATACTGTCTTTTTTTACAGTATAGTAATAATAGGAAAACAATAAATTAACGGAATGATTGTTACATACCGGAATGACGTCATGATCATGGAATGCCTGTGATATGCGGTCAATGAATGCAGTTGCGCCTGCGACATTGTCATTCAATAATAATGAGTTCATCGTTTGTAAATTATCATCCAGCATTTGTGTACGGCTGTTCATATCCATATAATGATTTAACAACATTTCATAATAATGCCGACCACTGGTCAATAAATCATTTGAATCCGCTGTCGCCTCTTTCTTTACAATGACAGGCTTAGTGACAACCGGAACCGGTTTTTCAACTTTTGGTTTTGCTTCTACGACGATTGTGGAAGGCTGTGCCATTTGTTTTGTGAATGACTGATATAATACGATATAGATACAGATGATGAGTGTCATCAGTAAAAGAAACGATATGACATTGCCATTCAAATTTGTTAAATCATTGAGCAAAACATAATCGCATAATAATGTGATAAAGGAAAATATAGGAAGAATACAAGCTGCGGTTATCACACTGTTTGGCGCAGTTTTTAACATTTTTTTCATCATTTTACGTAAAATGGATACAACAAGCAGTATGTAAACGCCCATCAGTGATAATGTGATGATGCGAAACAGACGATCCGGTGTCAGATCTTCAATGATGTTCGCATTGGATACGGTTTGAAATACATGATTGGTCAAAATGTTGCTGCTTAAATGTATCATCACACTAAATAGGAGAGAAGAAAAATAAGTGAATACGATTTTGGCAATGCTGTCCTTGTATAGCAGCGGAATGACGATAAACGGTAAAAATCCGATGATATATGCAATAAAGGCCAGGGATGAAAATCCGGTCATGAAGTAGAGGGCACCGATACCGATATAAAGGATCATGGTGATCATATAGATCCATCCTTTTGCGATTGCTTTTTTTAAACTGAGATCACATAAAAGAAAAGAAGCCCAGAATATAAAGCTGCCATATACGAACTCATACACCTGTGCATTGTCCAGCATCCACTCACCTACTTTCCGTGTAATCTTTTACGCACCATATTATATAATGAAAAACAGTTTTAGGAAAGAACAGATTGTTATTTCTATAGGTGTTTATTTGTATTTTGTGAAGATTTTTTGATTTCTATACAATGGATGGAAATGGCTTTCACTTCGTGTATAAAAAAACTTTCCCTGTATTGGAAAGTTTTGGAAAATACTAGTTTTTTGTATGAAGCAGGGATTCGGTTTGTTTATCAAAATCCAGACCTTCAAACTGCAGTCGATAATAATTCGCATAGACGCCATTTTGTTTCATCAAAGTGTTGTGTGTGCCGCGCTCCTCCAAACCATGTTCGCTGATGACAATAATTTCATCCGCATTTTGTATGGTGGAAAGACGATGTGCAATCGTAATTGTGGTGCGGTTTTTCGCAAGTTCTTCCAATGAGTGCTGTATATGCCGTTCGCTTTCATTGTCCAGTGCGGAAGTTGCTTCATCCAATATCAAGATTTTCGGATCTTTCAAGAAAACACGGGCAATACTGATGCGCTGTTTTTGACCGCCGGATAATCGTGTACCGCGTTCACCGACATATGTATCATAACCATTTGGCAAAGAAATAATAAATTCATGAATGTTTGCTTTTTTTGCGGCTTCCATGATTTCATCATCCGTAGCGTTTGGACGACCGTATGCAATATTATCTTTAATGGTTCCGGTAAACAGATAAACATCTTGTTGGACGATGCCGATTGCTTTGCGTAAGGAATGCAACGTTAAAGAGCGTACATCTTGGCCATCGATTTTTACACTACCGTCGCTGACATCGTAAAATCTTGGCAGTAAAGAACAAATCGTTGTTTTACCGCCGCCACTAGGTCCTACCAGGGCGATACTTTTGCCGGCTTCGATATGGATGTTGATATCCGATAAAACGTGTTCCTCATTTGGATCATAGGCAAATGACACATGTTCATAATCAATGACGCCGTGTACATCGATGAGTGCTTTCGCATGGGGTGCGTCTACGATTTCAGGTTCTGTTTCTATGACTTCCAAAAAACGTTTGAAACCAGAAAATCCTTTTTGGAACATTTCGGTAAATTCCACGAGTATTTCTATTGGCGCAACGAAGATATTGATATAGAGGGCATATGTCGCAAGAGAAATTGGATCTAAAGTACCCATGGCCACATAATAAGCGCCGGCAACCAAAATCACAATATATAACAATCCTTGAAAGAAATTATTGCCGCCATAAAACATCCCCATGATTTTATAATTGTTTTCTTTGGATTTTAGAAAACGATCGTTGGATTGGTAGAATTTTTCACGCTCCAGATCTTCATTCGCAAAGCTTTTCACGACACGAATACCTGCCAGTGAATCTTGAAGACTTGCATTTACACCGGCAATCTTTTTTCGATTATCAGAAAAAGTTTCCTGCATTTTTTTGTTTTGTCTGTAAGAGAACACAAGCATGATCAAAGTGACAATCAATAAAATCATCGTTAATTGTGCATGTATGGTAAACAATAAAACAAAGGATCCGCCGATTTTTAAAAGCGATATGAATAAGTTTTCAGGACCATGGTGCGCAAATTCAGAAATGTCAAATAAATCGGAAACCAACTTGCTCATCATTTCTCCGGTATTGTTTTGGTCATAGTAAGAAAAAGAAAGCTTTTCATAGTGATCGAACAAGTCTTGGCGCATATCGCTTTCCATGCGGGCCCCCATGATATGTCCTTGCCCGCTGACATAGAAACGTGCCAATGCGCGTATGGCATACATGAGAATCAATCCTGCCGCAAGGATGCCAATGGATTCTAAAATTGCTTCTTTTGTATCCAGATATAATGTTTGATTCAACCAGTTCAATATTTGTGGAAATGATAGATCAATGACACTGATGATAAGCGCACAGATCATATCAATGATAAAGATAGTTTTATATGGTTTGTAATAGCTGATAAATTTTTTCATTACGTGCATGTTATCACTCCAAATCGTTGTTTATTATAGCGTAAATATAGAAAAAAGGCCAGAATGGTTTATAGAAATCGATGCTAAATGATAAAGAAATATCTTATACATTTATGAATGCGTTTTCACTTGATTCTTACATAAAATAAAAAAGAAGCGTTTTGCTTCTTTTGCATTCCTACTTCAAACCGTATTTCTTGTTAAACTTCTCAATTCTACCTTGTGCTGCCGCAAAGCGCTGACGACCGGTGTAGAAAGGATGACAGTTGGAACAAGTATCCACACGCAGTTGTGTAGATGTAGATCCTGTTTCAAATTCATTACCACAGGATGTACACTTTACCATAATACGATGATATTCTGGATGTATTCCTTTTTTCATAGTTTTATCTCCTTCCGCCTTAGATTTCATGCGAATCTAAAGTAAGTGCTTAAATATTATACCACAGGAAATTCTATTATCAAGAAAAAATTTAAGAAAAAATTGATTCCTGAAGTGAAAAGTTAAATTCCACTTCAAAGGGTAAAAAATGGAATTCAGTCTTTCAGTA